GCCCATGTGAACTCCAACACCTTATACTTCCGCTCCAACACACTTTTCATGTCGACGGGCAAATAAGGATTTTCCATCTGATCTGGTAGTTCAATGGGGCCCATCGCCGATTGCTCGACAACGGGCATGGCTTCCACAAATGTAGTAAGCTCTTGTCTGTGCGATTCTACAGGAACCGTTGCCTCTGGTTCGCGCACAGGATTAGGTTGAGTCATATTAGCATTAGCAGTGCATTATTTCATCAAAAGGGACCTCACTAAGTACCCCAAGATGACGTTTTACTTTATGTGCCGGAGAATCCATTCATCGCGGCAATTGGTGTCTAGCAGTTCAAGATAATAGTGTAATCATCAAATCTCTACGACCTTGCTTGATCACAGACTCCAACTTGTTTGCTCTTCACTTCACAGCCCTGAGCATCGGGCGCCAGTTTATCGACTTGGTCGGTCGGGGCTCGAGAGCATTACTGAGGACCACCATCCTCGAGCGTAACGCCCATCCTAACCGGTGTCTTTCTCATATAGACTAACCCGGCTGTATAAGACCGCCATTTCATCGTCACATGGCAAGAATTACACGCTTGTTGCAGCGTGAGCATCTCTGTCTTATACGTTTCTTCATCAAAATGCAGCCATTCCAAGACTGCTGATTCCACCGTCGCTGCTGCCCGCGCGACCGGATTGTTTCGAAAATCCGACACAAAACACGTTAGGTCTCTGATTGCTCCTATTTCCTGCGGAGCAAACCACCATTCGTCTCGCAACACAAAATACCGTGCGATATAACGAACCTCCTCAAAGGGCGTAAACTCCCTAGAGACTTGTCCCTTGTTTGCATCAGTGTAACGCATCCCAAACTCTTTCAAAAAGTACTCCTCGACAAAGAATTGAGTAAGGTGCGTCGATAACCACTCCGAAACCGACACTATGTGATCATCGCTATAGAAAGTTCCTTCCCACTCGCTAAAGCAATCCTCAGGTGCACATTCACATACATCTGCAATCATTACCGTCCACAACATCAAATTGATAAGGGAACCGGCTATCGACGTCACGAATGAACCACTTGCCAACATTCGCCAAAATTCATACAAAATTCCTTCCACTGCATGAACATTGTGAAACGCCGTCAGAAAAGCATAAGTCAACTGCACTTTAAACCTTTTCTGAAACTCCACCGGCATATCAAGGAATCCTACGAAACCTTCAGACGTGCCAAACGTCACTTTTCGCTCAAAATAGACCTTCAATCCTTCAATAATGGCCCAACAAAACGTTAACTGCAAAGAGATATCCCAACTCTTTATATCGCCAGCTAAGAAATGTTTAAATCGAGCGAGTCGTCGCGCCAAAATTCCCCAATCTCCTGAATGAGGATTAATGCCAACGCCCACCGGTCCATCAGGTGCATGACAATGAAGGTGATGAAAGAAATGAGCCAAATACCGTCGGCTCCCAAGCATTGCAACTAAATCTCCTGCACAAAAGATCCTTGTTCT